TCTCACCGCTGGCCGTCGTATCCAAGATCCCATTATATCTGGCCTGGTATGGTGCGTTCTGGCCGTTCACAAGCCCCAACCCAGCCAGCAACCCGCGCTTGCCAAACAAGCGCACAACCTGGCACTTCTGGCAGTATTGGGACCGGGGCAATGGCAAGGCCTACGGCCTGGGCCGGGCGCACGCTGGTGACCTGGATGTATTCAACGGCACGCTCGAACAGTTGCGCGCCTGGGCTGGTCAGTCTACCCCGGCGCCTGTACCTGTGCCTCCAACGGCGCCGGGGCTGGGCTGGAAAGACAGCATCGACGCATGGGCCAGAACGAAAGGGTACGACGGTCCGAAACCATGACACAGTTTTACCGCCGAGAAATAGCATGGAAAGGGAACGAATGAGTAACAAACCATATTGCTGTGTTATTGACTGCGAGAAAGACGCCGAATGGCAGATCGTTTACGGGTCAACGCCAGACGATTACACAGAAGCCTGTACGGAACACGTAGGCGAAATGCTCGAGCCAGACAAAGAAAACACGGTCTATCCTGTCGAATGGAACGAAGAGAGCAACGCGACGCAATTGACCCGAGAGCCTGGCTGGATGGGTGATATTTCTGGCCTGGGATGTGACCCGACAACACCATGACCCGCAACGTCATCACCGTCCTTGACTACATCGCCCGCGGCATCGGCTGGCCGGTGCTGCTGCTGGTCATATTCGCCGTGCTGGGCGTTTTTGTTTGGGCTGGTATTACAGGCTTTGTGCCTATGTTGTATGACATCTTGGGTTTAGTACCATGACCAACCCCGAAGCACATGGACGTGCCGCACATGGACGTGCCGTCATCCCCGTCACCCGCGCGCAGGTGGACGCCGCGCTGCTGCTCCTGGAGCACGTCGATATTCCGGCAGCCAACCTGGTCCGGGCGTACCTGGACGGGCTGGAAGGGCGCTTGCGGGTGTACGAACTGGAAGGCGATGACTTCGACCCGGAAGCGAAGGAGCGCATACTGGAGCGGCTGATGGCAAGGATACGGGAGAACGGGAATTGATGCGGGCAAAGTGGCGCGCCTTTGTGGATGAATACTTCCGCTTGAACATGAACGGGACGCGGGCATACAAAGCCGTCTATGGCGTGGAAGATGACAACGCGGCTGCGGTCAATGCCAGCAAATTACTAAGAAACACTAAGATTGCAGCCGAGATTGAGCGGCGATTGAAAGAGCACCAGTTAGGCGCTGACGAAGTGCTATTTCGCCTGGCCGAACAAGCAACGGTGAGTATCGGCGATTTTTTTGTCTACGAAGAAGGCGAAGGTGATCAGCCACAGGCAACCGGGATCGACTGGAAGATGGTTCGCTCTCGCGGTTACCTGGTCAAGAGCGTAACCTGGACACGTTATGGACCAAAGCTGGAGTTGCACGATGGCCAGGCTGCGCTGGTACATGCAGGTCGCCACCTGCAATTGTTTACCGACAAACTGGATATCACCTTCACATGGAAGGCTGAGATTATCGACCTGCTCAAGTCGGGCAGAATTACGACTTTTCAAGTCATCGAAGAATTAGGGAGCGATCTTGCTAGAGAGCTATTTGAGTCCGCTGGCATACCAATCGTTGCAGCGGGAAAAGATCCGGCGGAAAGTTGATAGTCTGCGCCGCCGGGCGGCGCTGAGGGAGCCTGAGTTCCGCGGCGCAAACCAGGACATCCAGACAGCCGCGCTGACGGAGATCATCCTGACCGGCCCGACCCGGACGGGCAAGACGCTCGCGAACCTTAACAAATTATACAAAGCCGCAACCACGCACGACAACCTGCGCGGCCTGATCGTCCGCAAGGTCCGTTCCGATCTCTCCGAGACCGGCCTGGTCACCTGGGAGCGGGACTGCCTGGGGCTGGATCACCCCATGGTGGTGGATGGCCCGAAGCGTCAATGGCGTTTCGCCTACAACTTCCCGAACGGATCGACGGTGGTCGTCGGCGGCCTGGACAAGCCCGGCAAAGTACTCTCGTCTGAGTACGACCTGATCGTACCCATCCAGGCCGAAGAGCTCGACTTGCAGGACTGGGAGACGCTCATCACCCGGTTATCCGGCAAGGTGCTGCCACAGAGTGAGCAGCAGATCATCGGTGACTGCAACCCGATGAGCCAGTTCCACTGGATCTGGCAGCGATCCATCGAAGGACACCTGGCGCTGTGGAAGACCTACCACCGGGACAACCCGCTGCTGTGCCTGGACCCCAACCCGGACAACCCGGTCTGGACCGATTACGGCAGGCAGTACCTTGATAAATTGCAGCTCCTGACCGGGGTGCAGCGCAAGCGGCTTCTGCTCGGCGAGTGGGTGCAGCCGGAGGGGATCGTCTACGACGAGTTCTCGGAGGATAACATCGTTGCTTGCGAGCCTGACCCGGCGCTTCCAATCGAGATCTGCTTCGACGATGGGTATGTTCACCCGAGGGCGATCCTGTTCATCCAGCAGACCGACGCGGAGATCCTGGTCTTCGATGAGCTCTATCACACCCGCCACCTGGCGGAGACCTGCGTGAACGAAGTTGTCGAGCGGTGCAAGTCCAACGGCTGGCCGCTGCCCGAGATCGCCGTGGGCTCGCCGGAGGCAAAGGAGATGCAGGCCCGGCTGCGGCTGGCGGACATCCCATACCGGTCGAAGCCGCACAGGGTTGTCGAGGGCATCGAAGTGGTCAGGCGGCTGATCCGGGACAACAACGGCCACCGGGCGATCAAGGTGCATCCGACCCGGTGCAAGAACCTGATCCGGGAGCTGACCGAAGGCTACCGCTACCCGGAGACGGGAGCGAGAACGAAAGACGATGAGCCGATCAAAGAGAACGATGACGCGGCGGACTCGTTACGGTATTGGTGCTGGCTTCGGGCCAGATAAGTCAAAATATCGAAAAAGGAGTGTGAAACATGAGTGCAATGGGAGATTACCTTGAGAACGCCGTGATTAATCATTTCTTAAGAAACACGTCGATCTCGACCCCGGCGACGAACGTTTGGGTGGCTCTTTATACCAGTGCCACGACCGACACGGGCGGCGGGACGGAAGTAACCGGCGGCAGTTATGCCCGCCAGCGGGTGCAGGGAACGGGCGCCTGGGATGCGCCGTCGAATGGAGCCACCCAGAACACCGGCGCGATCACCTTCACTACGGCGACGGCCAACTGGGGCACGGTCTCGCACGTAGCCGTGCGGGGTGGGGCGGCTGGCTCGAACCTGCTCTATCACGGCGCGCTGACTTCGAGCAAGACGGTCAACAACGGCGATACCTTCCGCTTCAACGCCGGGGCGCTCGACATCACCAACGCCTGAGCCATGATCCACCAGGCGAGTGCCAAACTGCGGCGGCCCATCCAGCCGAAAGCGGTTGCCTTGGTCGGCTTTGGGCCGTCTATGAAGCTGATGCACGATCTTCCGCCAGACGTGGAGATCTGGTCGCTCAACGCGGTGGAAGAGTACGACTTCCCGCGCCTGGACCGGGCCTTCGAGCTGCACCCGCTGCGGGATCTGGTGTTGGAGACGCCGCGCTGGGATAGGCTGCGAAAGCCATTGCCCTATCCGGTCTACGTGCTTGAAGCCGACCCACGTATCCCGTCCGGCGTGGCGTATCCTATCGAAGCTGTCTGCGATGAAGCGTTTGAAAACATCATCGTCGGAGATGAGAACGCTCGATACATGGACTCGACCTTCCCTTACATGCTGGCCCTGGCCGTGCACGAAGGCTATAAAGTGGTCATCGTCTGCGGGTTCGAGTTCCAATCCGACACCGAATACCGCTACCAGCGACCGGGTGCTGCTCTGATGATTGGCTGGGCGGCAGGCAAGGGTGTCAAAGTTATCCTACCGGAAGAGACGGGGCTGCTGCCCCGCACGCTGTACGGCTACGAGGACTATCAGATGATCTCACGTCAAAACCTGGAACAGTTCTTGATGGATCTGCAAACTCAAGAGAGCGACTGGCAAGGGAAGCTGAACGTCGCCCACGCACGCGTGCTCGAGCGGTCCGGCAATGGACACTCTGGCGAGGGGATGATCGAGGCGCAGGAGGCCCGCAACGAAGCTTTCAAGCAGATGTACATGCGGGCCGGGGCGATCTACGCCATCCAACACCTGATCGCCATCTGCGACCGCAAGGAAGTGGCACTAACGGAAATGTCTGACCCGTTCGCGGTATACGGGTAATCGAGGAAACTTTGGCCGCGCTGATCAATTACGTCAAACGAGACACAACGGTAAGAACGAGCACGGCAACGGTGCCTGCCGAGGTGACGCAGTATACCGTCCCCTGGTCCGACCTGACCGGCGCGGGCTTTGCTGCCGGCGATACCGTTCTTATGCTCGTAATGACCAAGCTTGCGGCCGATGGCGTCAACTCAAACAGCAAGTTTCAAATCGGGTTGGGAACCACTTATGCCGGGCGGGTTGATATTGGCGAATCTTACGATAGTCACGAAAGCGCAGCCGTCTATACATCCGCATTTACCAACCTGCCCTATTCGTTCGTGGACCAGCGTACTTTAGTCACCAACGAGAACATCTATTTCAGCCTTTTGGTGTCAACCGGCACGGCGGCCTCTGACGATTTCTCCATCACTTTGTTGAAAGTAGGCGGCACAAATGGGCTAGGGACTAACGATCTTGTCTACGCCGAAGCAACCCATTCCGGCGACGCTCCCACAGCCTATAACACGAGCGGGGCGTCTGTAACTACCCCGGCTTCCGGTGACTGGCTCTTTTTTGCGGTTAGCCGTTGGTTGCACGATTCGACTTCTCTTGATTTGTTGATGGCAATTGCCGTCGATGGGGTGGATACTTCCGAAATTAGATCAGAGGGCGAAGATATCGAAGACATAACTTGTCATGGGACGCTGGCGTATGCCGCGGGTTTGGCGAGCAGCAAGGTTGCCAGAGTGCGTTACCGGGTGGACAGCGCCGGGCACGACTGCGTGCGCACGGCCATCGTCGGCATCCGGCTGGATGCGTTCCAGGACCACGTAGGTGTGCAGTCGGCCAATACGATCACCCACAGCGTAGTCGATACCTTCCAGGAAGCCTGGGGGCCGACTTACACCGCTTCCCAGGCAGGCAATGTCCTGGCGATCTTCTATGGCATCCACGACTGGAACACCGCTTCCACGCCCGAAAACACGAAATGGCCCTATGGTCGCATCCAATTAGCAGGGGCGGATTGGCCCGAGAGCGGCGCAAACCGGGTCGGATTGCGCGACAACGGGGCGAACGCCATCGGCGGCCCGATCCTGTTTGGTTATGCTTCTGTGTCGAGCGGTTCGCTCGACTTCGATTTCGACGTCGCAGAGGACAATGACGTAACCCCTACCTACGCCTGCGATGTGCAGGTTGGGGTGCTGTTCAGCCTGGAGTTGGGCGGCGCCACAACCCACGAAGGCGCGGCGGCTTTGTCTGCTTCCGGTTCGGTAGCCGTTTCTGGAGTGCGCGACCTGGTATCAGGCGTCGCCCTTTCCGGCTCCGGTGCGGTGGCTGCGGCAGGTTCGCAATTGTTCGTATCCGCTGCGGCATTGGCAGGATCTGGGACGGTTGTAGCAGCAGGTAGCCAGGAGTTGGTATCTGCCGCTGCTTTACCCGGCTCTGGCACCCTGGTGGCCGGCGGTGTGCGCGATCTCGCGGCTGCAATTTCCCTTTCTGGTTCCGGATCACTTGTGACCGCCGCGGTAATGGATCTGGCGGCGGTGCTCGATCTTTCCGGTTCTGGTAGTGTGGCTGCTCAAGCGGTAATGGACCTTGTTTTTGGTACAGAGCTTGCCGGTACAGGCAGTGTCGTCGCGGTGGGGTCCTTGGGAGGTACAACACAGGAGGGGGCGGCGGCCCTGGCCGGTACTGGTTCGGTTGTGGCCGCAGCGGTAAGAGACCTTATCTCCGGTGTACTCCTGGCCGGATCTGGAAGTGTTGCGGTTGCCGGTGTTCGGGACCTGGCCGCGGCCGCCGCGATTGCCGGGTCTGGATCGCTGTCTGCGGCAGCAGTGCGCGACCTGGTCAGCGGTTCAGCCTTGAACGGCGCGGGCAGCCTGACGGCAGCGGGTAGCCGGGAGCTGGTCTCAGCCGCCATGCTCTCCGGGTCGGGAGTCGTCTCTGTCTCAGGTGTGCTTGACCTATCCGGGGCCGTCACACTCTCCGGGTCGGGCCTGGTCATACCACAGGCGGCTGTCACTTATGTGTCCGGGGTGTCTCTTTCTGGCGCGGGGAGCCTTTCTGCAGTTGGCAGTCTGGAGGGGGCATTTGTAGAAGCGGTCGCACTTTTGGCCGGGCAAGGCTCGGCGTCTCTCTCGGCTGTGCTGATCCTGGTGGCCGCCGCGACATTGGCCGGTCAGGGGACATTTGCCATCGAAGGGGATGTGATCCTATCCGTTACTGCCGAGTACATCCGGCCGCGCAACTTGTATGACAAGTGGGACGCCATCGGAGACGAATCAGGGCGCTACGACCGGCTTTCCAGGCGGGGCAGGAGACAAAGGTGATGGTTAACTCCGGAGAGCGCCGTCTATCCATGCGAACTTCGATCACCTTACTCATAGCCGCGCCATTCCTGGCCATTGGCTGGCTGGTTGGCGCGGCAAAGCGGGCGGCGAAACTCGCCTGGTCCGCCATCATAGAAGGTTATCAGGCAGGCAGCAAACTATGATGCCAATTTTGCAACGAATTACAGAACGAGCCCGGAAATACGGTGTGCGCCCGGAAGAGAAGGGGCTCTACGACCACCACCCCGAGCTGACCGAGCGCATCCCGCTCCTGCGCGTCTATTCCGACCAGGCCGATACCGGTGGCGTCTCCAGCATGACCGACTTCTACCTGTCCAACGTCTGGGTGCACAAGGCCATCACGGCCATCGCCAATAACCTGGCCGGCCTGGATGTGCGGGTCGTGCGCGGTCAGGGGCAGGACGCGGAGCCGCTCGACAACCACCCGGTCACGCAGCTGCTGTCCAATCCCAACCCCGAGACCGGCCCGGCAGACCTGTGGCGCGAGTGGGTGATCGACATGATGCTCTCTGGCGAGCACGGCCTGGAGGCCGCCGAGAACGGCCGCGGTTCGGCCATCCTGGAGCTGTGGCCGCGCGAGCCGCAGCACTTCTCGGTGATCCCAGGCGAGCTTGGGCGGCGATACCGCCGCGTTTCCGGCTACAAGGTGGACGACAACGAAGGCCCGGCCTACACGCTCACCGCAGAGCAGCTGATCCATTTCAAGTTCTACAACCCCGCCAACCCGTGGCGCGGCCTGGCGCCGATCTACGCCGTGCGGACAGGGATCGTCATCGACCAGCTGGCGCAGGCATGGACGCGGCTGTTCTTCCGCAACCAGGCCCGCCCTGACTTCGCCGTGATCGCACCGGAAGGGATTACCAAGTCCGAGAAGGCCGACATTATTCTGGAACTCGACCAGAACGTGGGTGGCGGCGAAGGTTTGCACCGGCCCATAGTTCTGGAGCAGGGCGTCACCGACATCAAGGTATTTTCGTTTCCCCCGAAGGACCTGGAATGGATCGAGCAGCGCAAGCTCAGCCGGGAGGAGATCGGCTCGATATTCGGCGTACCGGACGAGATCATGGGCTGGGGCCGGGACACCTACGAGAATTTCGACACTGCTGACCGGGTGCTGTGGACGCTTACCATCGTGCCGCTGGCCGGGATGAGAGACCACGCCCTGACCCGCTATTTCCGCCGGCGGAAGGCCATCAACCCAGATGAGCGTATCGAGACGGACCTCGCCAACGTGCCGCAGTTGCAGGAGAACATCACCGAGAAGGTCAACCAGTTCAACGTCCTGACCGGCCGCGGTATACCCGCCAACGTTGCCAAGGATAGCATCGGCCTGAACCTGCCCGACCTGGAAGGCGGGGACGTGGGCTACCAACCTTTCAGCATGGTGCCAGTTCTGCGCAAGCCGGGGACGAAGCCACCGCCTGCGCCACCGGCCCCGGACGATGACGGGAAAGGTCTCAAACGTAAATCCATCCTGGAATACGGCTCGGCGGCGCACGAACAGATCTGGAAGGCGAAGCAGGCCCGGCTCACCCCGGACGTGAACAGCATGCAGCGCGTGGTCAAGAAGCTGATCCAGGAGCAGCAGAACCGGGTGGTGAGGCGGTTGCGGGATAGCCGCACGTTCGGGCGCGGCCAGTACAAGCAGGAAGGCAATATCCCCCCCGTCAATGAGCTGTTCGACCCGGTGGAGGAGATCGCCTTGTGGATCGCCGGGCTGAAGAAGACGGTGACGACGGCTGTTCTCAGGATCGGGCAGAGCGAACTTGACGAACTTGGTATTGAGCTGGTCTTCGATGTGACCCGGCCGGAAGTGCAGGCGGGTATCCGGCAGGTGCTCGAAGCCGTGGCGACCAAGACCAACAACACGACCTGGAACGACCTGATAGAGCTCTTCCAGGAGGCAGAGCGAGAAGGCGAGGGTATCCCTGCCATCCAGGAGCGGCTATCGGCTTATTTTGGAGATCGGAAGTCAGATTTTCAAACGGAGAGAATAGCGCGCACGACAATGACTGGAAGTTCCAACTTCGGCAGCGTGGAGGCCTGGAAACAGTCGGAAGTTGTTGACGGCCACACGTGGATCAGCGCGCTCATCCCGGGCCGGACACGAGAAGATCACGCCCTGGCGCACGGGCAGACGGTGAGACTCGGCCAGATGTTCACCGTTGGCGGCGAGAGCATGCAGTTTCCCGGCGACCCGGCGGCGAGTGCAGGTAACATAATTAACTGTTTGTGCGTAACTGTACCTAATGTGATGGAGCAATGACTGACCGCTTGTTACCTTTAGTGCATGATGGTGCTATAATTGAGCCCAGGACGCGGGTGCTCCTTTTGGCTGTCAGGCAGGCGTTGATTATTGTACTTCGGGCTTTGGAGGATTATCTGGGGATAGAGCAATCTATTTCCAGACGCGTTCGATAGTTCGATAAACCGAATATTAGTCGCTAGGATTACCACGCGGCGCATTTCGTACCTTGCCAGGATTACCGAGCAAGGCACAGAGATACGCCGTTTTTTGTTTAGGAGTGAACCAGAAATGACACTGACATACAAGACCTTTACAGTCGAAACCAAGGCCATCGACGAAGATCAGGGCATTTACGAGGCGATGGTCTCTACGGAGAGCGTTGACCGGGACGGCGACGTTCTATTGGCTGATGGAGCAGTGCTGGATAACTACGTCAAGAATCCCGTCGTCTTATTTGGCCATGATTATCGCAATCCAAACGCGGTCGTCGCCAGAGCTCTCGAAGTCGAAAAGATCGCCGGGAAGGGGATAAGGCTGGTCTTCAAGTTCCTCGGGCGCGGCATTTCAACGTCTGCCGATTTGGTCCACGACCTGTGGAAAGAAAAGTTTCTGAATGCGATGAGCGTTGGTTTTATCCCCAGGGAGATGGAGCGGCGTACGGACGAGAACGGCGAGCAGCTGGCCAGGGGACTGCTCTTCAAGGTCTGGGAGATGCTCGAAGGCTCGATTGTAACGATCCCCGCCAATCAGGACGCGCTCCGCCTGGCCTATGCGGACTTGGAGGCCAAGGGCTACAGCAGAGACGACATTGACGAATTATTTCAGGCCAAACGCGGCCGGGTGCTCTCTGCTGCCAACGAGAAGCGCATCCGCCAGGCGGTCGCGGCTTTGCAGGAGGTGTTGGAAAGCCTGGGGGATGAGTCGGAAGAAGAGGGGCTGGAAGACTACCTGGAGAAAGACATCGTTACCAAGTTCGCCGGAAGCCCGATGAACCCGTTCGGCACGCACAGTTCCTACCAGTTCAAAGGCGGGATGGACGGCTACAAACGGGCCTGGCGGTTGCACTTCTCGCAGATTGGCGGGGGAGCGACTACCGGGACGGCCAGCGGACCGATCCGCGGAACGGTCCGGCGTTGCGAGATGATCGCAGCAACTTTGCAGTCCCCTTGTAGTTTACCTTCGACTGATGGCATCGGCCCGCGCGCTGGCCCCAAGTCCCCCCTGGAAGGCACTTTTCCGGAGAAACCGTCCGATTACGGCCTAGACGCGTGGAAGGATCCGGAGACGGACGCCGACCGGGAAGGGATCAAGCTCTCCTGCTCCGACCTAAAGATCATTAAGACGTCCGCACTGGCAGAGATCAAGCGCCGGGCCGAGGACCGCGAGCGCGAGGGTGCCGCTTCGCTTAGCGAAGATGATTTCCAGGCCACGGAAGAGAAGCCTTTCAAAAACGAGCACGCCTGCCGCCTGCTCGACCCCGAGAAGTTCGATCAGGACAGCTTCCGGCGCACCACCCGGAAGCACGATGGCAAGGAATACGCGGTCATCATGGGCAAACTGAATGGCGAAGATAAAAAGATGACCGACCAGGCTTTTCGCTACCCCAAGGACACCTGGAACGTTGAAGAAGCCCGCAAGCATTGCAATGACCACGACGGTATTGAGTTTGCCCCTGCTATAGGGGAAGAAGAGAATGAGAATTACACCCTTTCTGACGATTACTGCGCTCACCGCAAGGCGGGCGCGCTGATCACGGCGATGGACGAGAGCGACGCTGAGCCAAACATTGATGACACCCCCGATACGGGTACGCCCGACGATACGGGTACGCACGACGCGAGCGAAGCAGAACTTGAAGCCCTGGCCGGACCTTTATCCAACCTGTTAGAAACGCTAAAAAGCGGGCTCTTCCAAAGAGCCTAGGAGGACCTTAGAAATGACTACACCGATTGACAACGTGATCGCTGAGATCGCCGAACTCAACAACACCATCAAGGAGCACCTGCCGAAAGACGCCACGCTGGACTGGACCGGCGTGGAGGACAAAATGGCGGAGCTCCTGCAGAAGCACTCCAAGGCCGTGCTGGATACCATCCCCGTACGGGCCGGAGAGCAGTTCCAGAACGCGGCCACCTACCGCGCAATCGAAGGCTACACCGGCAAGTACAAGCAGGAGCTGACCGACATCATCGCCAAGGGCGAGCACAAGGTCGGCAACTGGCGCCTGAAGGCCGTCGATCTCTTTTTGGCAAAATCCCTGATCCAGCGGGCCAACGACATGAAATCCAACCGGATCTCGTTCGCCGGTGAAGAGAAGGTCAAGCCGGTCTCCGGTGACCTGGATGCTGCGGTCAAGCTGATGACTTCTACCGGAACGGGTATCGGCGACGAGCTGGTCCCGACCGGCATGGCCACTGAGCTGTGGGACGACTTCTTCATGGCTTCCCGCATCGCGGCCGACCTTGAGAACCAACCCATGCCGACCGACCCGTTCGACGACCCGCTGGGCCTGGGTGATGTTACCTGGCGCAAGGGCGGGCAGGGCCAGGCGACCACGGCTCAGAACGTTACAACGGCCAAATCGACACTGACTTCGACCGAGCAGGTCGCGGAAGTGGACTGGAGCTACTCGCTCGACGAGGACAGCGTGGTCGCACTGATGCCAGCACTCCGCAAGCGGCTGACGATCTCCGGCGGCGAGGGGATGGATGCCTTCTGCTTGAACGCAGATAGCACCGACGCTGCTACCGGGAACATCAACCTGGACGACGCCGACCCCGACGCTGACAGCTACTACCTGTCTTCGGGCCAGGACGGCATCCGGCACCTGTACATCGTGGATAACACCGGCCAGCACGTCAATGCCGGTGGCGACGCTCTGGCGGACGCGGATCTCACGGGCGCGCTGAACCTGCTCGAAAAGTACGGACTGGACCTGAACGCGGTCCGGATCGTGCCGGGGATCGGCGCCTACTTTGCCATGCTGGGACTGACCAACGTCGCAACCGTGGACAAGTACGGCCCGCAGGCCACAATCCTGCGCGGCGAGCTGGCTCGCTACCGCGGCGTGCCCGTGATGCCATCGGCCAGCCAGCCGAAGGCAGAAGCGGACGGCAAGGTCTCCACGACTGCCGGTAACAACACGCTCGGGACGATCTCGCTCTACAACCGCAACTTCTGGAAGGTCGGCTTCAGGCGCGGCTTGCTGATCGAAGTGGACAAGAACATCCGCACCCG